ATAATTGTTGGCGTCCTTGATCCGTTAGCACTAGTACTGTTGTTAGCCGGGCAACAAAGTCTAAAGTGGGAACGAGAACCAAAAGTAGTAGAACCCAAATACGAGCAGGATGATGGTCCTTTAACTGAAGAACAAATTGAACAAGTAAAGGCAACTGCAATGCGATTTAATGATCCTGGCGAGCATCCCAAGGACTTTGACGAAAAAGATGTTGAAGAACCACCAGTTGAAAAGCCTATACTTGAACAGCACCCGTACCTAACACAAGGATTCCCGCACTTTAAAGATCTCACACCCATGGTGCATCATCCTGAAACAAACAATGATATTAGTGAAGACTTTAGTGATGAGCATCCAACTATTAAAGAAGCTATTAAGGCCTGGAAGTTGGCTAACCCTGGTCAAACAATAAAAGACCAGCGATATCGCTTTGCTCGTGGCGAAATTGATCAGTTACCGTGGATGCTGCTGATTGACAACCCTGAGCATGCTGAAACCGATGTATCATTCGGTACGGATCTTCCGGATCAGGCCAATAAAGGCGATACCTTTATTAGAGTAGATCGAGTTCCAAATCAGGTATACAAATTCAACGGTAGTACCTGGATTGCTGTTGACAAAAACATCAATGACAGTTATACTTACAATGAAGCCTACATAGATTTTCTCATTAAAAAGATTTCTGCAGGTGAATACGACACTGAGCTGTTAAGTGACAGCGAGCGTGAGCAAGTAGCAACAAGATTACAACAGACCAACCAATGAAAAATAACGAAGCAATTGATACATGCAGTTTTTGTGGTAAACACAAGGATGCAGTGGCCAAACTTATTGTGGGCGCGGACGTTGCAATTTGCAATGAATGTGTGGATCTTTGCGAAAATCTACTCAAAGATGATCCCTTATCCGAAGCCACGCCAGAAGCAACCTTAGATCCGCAAGAAATTAAACGTCATCTTGACCAGTATGTCATCGGGCAGGATCGGGCCAAACAGGTGTTGAGTGTAGCAGTGGTTAACCACTACAAACGCATTTCAAATCCTGATCCCAACATCGAAATTGAAAAGACCAACATTCTCATGCTTGGCCCCACTGGCTCGGGCAAGACCTTGTTGGCTCGTTCAGTGGCACGATACCTGGATGTACCGTTTGTGATTGCTGATGCTACTAGCCTAACTGAAGCTGGTTATGTGGGCGACGATGTAGAAAGCATGATCTCTAGACTGTTCGCTGTTTCGGGCAATGATGTAGAAAAAACACAACGTGGCATTGTGTTTATTGACGAAATCGACAAGATTTCTCGCAAAAGCGAATCTAGTTCTATCACCAGAGATGTTAGCGGAGAAGGTGTACAGCAAGCTTTGCTCAAACTAGTAGAAGGTACCAAGTGTCGCATTACCCCGCAAGGCGGCCGTAAACACCCGTCGGGTGACACTGTAGAGATTGACACTAAAAATATTTTGTTTATTGCTGGCGGCGCATTTGTGGGCCTAGAAAACTTGGTTAAGAGTCGTGTAAAAGGCACTAGCATTGGCTTTGGAGCAGAAGTACGTAAACAAGAAAATACTGCTGTACTTGATCAAATCACCCCCGATGATATTGTGAAATTCGGCATGATACCTGAGTTTGTAGGTCGTTTCCAAGGATGGGTTGCATTGCAAGAACTGACCAAAGAGGATCTGATCAAGATTCTGACAGATGTACGTCACAGCTACATCGGACAGTACAACTGGTTGTTCAATCGAGATCAAGTGGATCTCAAGTTCAGTCGCGAAAGCCTTGAACTGATCGCCGAACGCACACTCAAAAGCAAGACTGGCGCACGTGGGTTGCATTCTGAACTAGAACGTGTGTTGCTGCCACACATGTTTTATCTCAACAGCTATCGTAACCAAGGTATTAAGTGCGTGGATATTGATGTAGATTTGGTAAATACTCCCAAGGAGTTAAAACAAGTCAATGGTTAAATTACACGGTAGATCAGTATTGGTGCAAGACGGCAACGTAGATCGTGCCTTGCGAAAGTTCAAGAAAAAGATCCAGGCGTCAGGACTGTTGGACGATCTGCGCCAGCGTGAACACTATGTAAAACCTACCACTGCTCGCAAACTCAAAGCAGGTGCAGCTCGCTCACGCTGGCGCAAAAAAATGCGCGAGCAAGAGCTGCCTAAAAAACTCTACTGATGTACATTGAATTCCGTTTGCCGCAAGGCGCAGGCGGCCAGGCAGCATTGCATGCAAACAACATAATCAATGCAGAACTACACAAGTGGAGTGATCGTTACGATATTCCATACAATGTAAAAAACGTCAAAGAGTTCAAACGGGTAACGTTTGACGACGAAGCACAATATGCATTTTTTGCCATGACTTGGAATGTGGATAAAAAATTCTATGCTTTGGCAAGATGGCGCATTGTATCTGACCTAAATAACAAAATAGAATTCAATTCTGTAGTATAATAAATACTGTTGTAGATGCTCATGGTGAGGTCTACACTCAAAGTCATATCTTGCTATAAGGAGAAAAACATGACAAAAACTCTCACACTTCGTTCTTTCGACGTCCCCCAACTGCACAAGTTCGGTATCGGTTTTGATAACATGCTAGATGAACTCATGCGTGTTACATCACAACAAACCAACTCCAACTACCCTCCCCACAATGTGATCAAGACTGGTGAAGACACAGTCACCATTGAAGTCGCTGTGGCTGGATTTGCAGAAGGCGAAATCAGCATTGCTGTGGACAAACGACTGCTGACCATTGCTGGTGCTAGCCAGCGCGATGAAGATGCTGCTCATGAGTATCTGCACCGCGGTATCTCAAGCCGAGATTTCAAGCACACGTTTACCCTGGCTGAACATGTTGAAGTCAAGAGCGCTGAGATCCGCAATGGTATTTTGGCCGTTAACCTGGAGCGCGAAGTCCCAGAAGAAGCCAAGCCAAAGAGCATTGCAATCACCTATCAAAACTAATATAATAGTGTAAATACAGTGGCAGCAATCCCGCTGCCACTGCTATCAAGGAAACAAAAATGCCGCAATCAGATACCCGCACCCGTATTAAACCATCAGAAGCCATCAAAGAGCCGCCTATGTACCGTGTGGTCTATATCAACGATAATCAAACCACTATGGAGTTTGTGGTTGACAGTCTTATAGAATTCTTCGATTACACCCCAGAAACTGCTACACAAATCACTGTGGATATCCATGAAGAAGGCTCTGCTGTTGTGGCTGTGCTGCCTTTTGAAATTGCAGAGCAAAAAGGAGTTGAAGTTACTGTGTTGGCTCGTTCACAAAGCTACCCATTGCAGATCAAACTCGAACCCGAGTCAATGGCTTAAAACTCAACTACAATACGCTTGGGGTAATAAACGTGTTGGCAATATTGTGTGTCTGCTCGTCCCCGGCAATTGTTGACAAATCTTATTCCGCTACGAACCTGGTCAACTGATCCGTGATAATGGCCAAAACACCAAGTATCAATCTTGTGTTCGGTATCTAGGGCCAATGCCCGCATCATGTATCTGTTGCCCATGGTATTCATGCGCAAATGACCTTCTAGACTGATGTCGTGGGCAACTAGCGCAGGATCAGGCACAGTGTGAGTTACCATCACGATCTTTTTAACGTCTCTGTGCGTTTGTAGTCGTTTGATACTGCTGCTCATGTATACGCTGTCAGTAGTGGCCATTCGAGCAATACTTTTTACAGCGTTATTACTTAGACTAAACTTTTCTTGATACCATTCAGCTGAACCTTCGAAGTTGATACCTAGGTCAAAATCAAATCCCCACCAACCATTTGTACCCAGAATGGCCACCCCGTCGACTACTATTACGTTGTCCTGCAAGTAAACTACATTGGGAATATGATTAATTTTTCTAGCTAGATCACTGTAACTGCTGTTCAGATCTTCGAGATATTCAGTATGCTCGTCATTGCCATCGATGTAAAACACCGCTTGATAGCACTGGCCTAGATGTTTTAGAACTTTTAGTACAATACTACGATCTTTAGCAATGTCTCCAGCAACAACACACACCGGGCTTGTGGCCAGACCAGACCAATCAAGTTGGCCTCCCCACGTTTCAACGTGCAAATCAGAAATTAAGTCAAACGCAAATGTCATGATACATATTTAAAAGGAAATTGTATGAACATAATTTTTGGAGACTCTATGTCGGGTATGCCTGACAGCTATACTGTACTGCCACTGGACACATTTCGTGTAAAAGACAGTGATAAACCTGTGGTTGCTTGGGCAGTAATTGACAAAATTCCATTAGGCGAATTTGCCACGGCTGCTGACAACAAAAAAATACACGATGACCTAATGCAGTTTTATCGAGATCAACAATGGAACTATTGTGAGCATGCTATTGAATATCTCATGGGCAAATGGGGTGGCGTATTGGACACATTCTACACAGATCTGTTGCAGCGTGTGTTAGCCTACAAAGAAACGCCGCCTGACGAATCCTGGGATGGGTCTATTTTGCGTTCCAACAATTGATCCATTACCCAATTAATATCATCGGAATTTTGTCTTAGAGATTGCACAAACAAATCAGGATAGTGTGTTTTGGCTCGGGACCTGAGGTCAATCCACATATTTCCTGTTTTGAATTTGTACAGTTCTTGCATACCACAATCGATGTTTCTTTTGTATTCGTCTATTATCAAGTTAAAAAAGTCATCACTAAAAAACCAATCGCGATTGTGCTTGCAAATTGCATCAGTTTTGGAAACAAAATCCTTTTTGTCCTGAGCTGATAATTTTGATATGCGTTGCATTTCTTTGACCACTGCTTGCATGCGTTGATAGCTGTCTGTGATGGTATCATATGACTCGTCTATCACATTGTTGAATGTTTTAAATCCGTATGATTTTAAATATTCTAGTGTGCCTGGACCAGACAGCGTCAAAAAAGGCTGCTGGCACGCAATAGGCCGCAAAGTTTTTTCAGTCAAGTGTATTCGTTGATCATCAAACACTGTTTCTAAAACAACTTCGCACAAGGCCTGGTTGTAATCACTAGCTTGATATTCTGCACTAGCATTGCTTGAAGTATTGTTCGTTGGATAATGATGATCAAGATCTAAACGAGTAATCGCAAATTTTTGATTTACAAACTGGTGTTCTAAATATGATTTGTTGTCGTCAACTGAGTTGAATTTCATGTTGCACTCAGTATGTAGATTGTTTTCTAACAACAGTTCTGCAAACTTTAATCTATATTCTCTTGTGCCCGACCAGGCTCTATTATAAATTAAAAAAGTTTTATTGATAGTTTCTTTTGTGCCAATTTCTGGATCAATTTTAGCATATCTCAACCAATCCCTTGCAATAATAGCATGACTCCAAAAAAACACTGGAATATAACCATGACGACGATAGATAGCGTGTTGACTGCTGTTTTTTTCGCTGTGTAACAGAATGCATGCATCATTGATTGTTACTCCTGCCATAGCATCAATTATGGTTTTTAGTCCGTATGGTTTTAGTAACTGTTTGATTTCGGACGACATGAACAATTTTTTACGGTGCTCTTGCTCTAGTCGATTCATCCATATTTCGTATTCCTGGTCCCATGAATAAATGTAAAATTCAAAGTCTAATGGTTCTTGATCATGACAAATAATTTGTGGACTAACTGTTAATTCCTGCCATGCACACCCTTGATTAGGGATTGTAATAATGTCGCTGGCTTTTTTAGAACCATGAGTAGCCCAGTGATACATAATGTTATCGTGGTTGGTTACTCCATGCAAAAATTTATACAACTTATCTAAAGGAACGTTCATGAAAAAAATTGGTTTTATCGGTATTGGCAAGCTCGGTCTTGACTGCGCCGAAGTAATGGCAGAAAAGCACGAAGTGCGCGGTTACGATATTTACCCACGTGCTAGCAACAGCGTCAAAGTTTGCGACATTGAAGAATTAGTTGACAAGAGCGACTGGATCTTTATTGCTGTTCCGACCCCGCATGCTGATGGTTATGACGGCAGCGTACCTAGCAGCCATATGTGTCCAATGGACTTTGGTCATGACGCTGTAGTTAGTGCAATCGAAAACGTTAACAAATACGCAAAAACTCCCAAGAAGATTGTGTTGATCTCCACAGTGCTGCCTGGTACTACTCGTCGCAAGTTCGTGCCACTGTTAGACCCCAAGCATGAGTTTGTTTACAACCCGTATCTCATTGCCATGGGCTCAGTTAAGTGGGATATGGTCAATCCGGAAATGGTTATGATTGGTACCGAAGACGGTAGCTTGACTGGCATTGCTGGCGAGCTAATTGAACTGTACAAAACCATCATGGAAAATGACCCTCGCTACGAAGTCGGTACCTGGGACGAATGCGAAGCAATCAAGATTTTCTACAACACATTCATCTCAGCCAAGGTTGGCCTGGTAAACATGATTCAGGATTTTGCTATCAAGATTGGCAACATCAACGTAGACGTTGTTACCAATGCCTTGGCACGTAGTACCATGCGCATCATGGGTCCTAAGTACATGACTGCAGGTATGGGCGATGCAGGCGCTTGCCACCCACGTGATAACATTGCACTACGCTGGTTGGCACAAGAGTATGACATTGGATACGACTTGTTTGATACTGTGATGCATGCTCGAGAAGTCCAGGCTAAAAATTTAGCTCAGTTCTTGTATGACACTGCTGCTGTCCGCGACTCGATGCCTGTTGTAATCCACGGTAAAGCATACAAACCTGATGTTCCTTATTGCATTGGTTCTTACTCTACGCTGGTTGGTCACTACCTCAAAGAACTAGGTGTTGGTGTTAAATACATTGACCCGTTAGCAGATGACCCCACAGACGTTGTAGATGGAATCAGCCAGGCTGCTGTGATTTTGTGGGCCCACGATCGTCAAATCACTTACGAATACACCGGCGAACAAAGCCGAACACAAGCCTATTGTGCTATTCCCAAGGGCAGTGTGATTGTTGATCCTTGGCGTAAACTTACTTCTGCTGATGGGGTCGAAGTAGTTCATTATGGCAACACCCGCAAGCATTAAATATCACATAACACGGTTCTGGGACGATGAGTTTAAAACACTAGACTATATCACAGAACCGTTTAACGATCCTGTTAGTGTTAACACATGGCTCTCTCAAGGCTACCAAGGTAAGATTTGCGGAGAGTTATGTGATATGCGACATCGTTTACCTGCTTGGGCGTCTAAGTTCATCGACATATACTCGGCACAAGGTTGGAAAGATATTGGTCTAGCATTTTATCGTATGCGCACTGGTACAGTGATGCCAGTGCACCGAGACTTGTACAAACGTTATATAGAGCTGTTTAACCTTGCAGGACAAGAACACACTATTCGACGTGCATTGGTATTGCTCGAGGACTGGCGACCAGGCCACTATCTAGAAGTTGAAGGTCGTGCATGCGTACATTGGCGTGCAGGTGACACAACCGAATGGGTTTACGACACCCCACACATGGCAGCAAACATCGGCCTAGAAGATCGCTACTCACTTCAAATTACCGGACACTTATGATATCAAGTTCAAACGAATGGGGCAAACTCAAACGCATTGTAGTAGGTGATGCTACACATGCCAACTGGCCAGTTAACGATCCGGTGTTTAAACTCGAAGGAGAAAAAACACTCTGGAAGGAAACGCCTGTACCAAGTGGTCCTGTGCCGGATTGGATTATTCAAGAAGCCAATGAAGACTTACAGCGTTTAGTAGATACACTAAAGTTATTAGATGTAAAGGTTGAGCGTCCCGATCCGTTGAACTTTCAAAGCCACGATGGTATGTACAACTATTGCCCACGTGATAGATTGATTGTACACGGTTCTACTATTATTGATCCAGCAATGATGTACCCTTGTAGAGACATGGAATTGCAGTGTTATCGAGACATACTCAACAAAGCGGAGCGTGTGCTAACTATGCCTAGAGGTCAAGGTATGGTGCTAGATGCTGCTAACATTCTGCGTATGGGCAATAAGTGGTTGTTCCTAGAGTCAGCATCTGGCAATCAAGCAGCATACAAATGGTTATGTGATCAACTGCCTGAAGTTGAAATTGAGTTAGTAAATTTCTATGCCGGCGTACATATTGACAGCACAATTTGTGTACTACGTCCGGGATTTGTTGTAGTTAACGGTGCTAGAGTAACCCCACAAACATTGCCCGAGTGTTTTAAAGGATGGACCGTTTACTATGTGAATCAAGTGGTTGAACAAGGATTTCACGAGTACCCGTATGCTAGCAAATGGATTGGACTCAACATGTTAAGCATTGACCCAGATACAGTTATTGTTGATAAGAATCAAACCAAAATCATTGACGATTTGGTTACTTTTGGATTCAAGGTTATTCCATTAGAACTCCGCCATAGCAGAACACTAGGCGGTGGATTTCATTGTGTAACTCTAGACCTAGTTAGAGATTAAACTTGTTCTTCAAGTATCGTAACTATAGAACTGTGAAGTGTATTAGTATAATCTGTAAACTCTTGTGCTACTGATTGTACATTCCAACCTCTTTTAACTACTCTAACTGATTCGCCAGGGTCAACTTCGTTAAATGAGTCAAACGGTCTGAAACCCTCTAGAGAATTTCCGCCATTAGATGGATCAGATCGTAGTTGATTCTTTTTCTCGTTCAGACCGTTGGCAATTACTGCCTGTTCTTCGATGGATAGTGCTCTGAGAGCATTTAAATCGATGGTACTAGTAGTTATCCACATAAAAATCTCCTTTTGGTATTTATACCAAAAAGCACTTGACCAATTATCAAAATTGTTGTATAATTACATCATGACTACACCTAAATTTGGCTTTTGTTGCAAGTGGCTCAATGACTCGTCGGAATTCGGCGGCATGAAAGTCAATGCAAAAGATCGGGACCTTAACGGGCGTTCAACCACCATGCGCTGGCTGCGTGAGCACAAAGATGAAGCTGAACAACGTCAATGGGATATCATGAATCACAATGCCCGTGCGGCCCAGCTCATGATCGAGCGTGTGGCCACAATGCCACCCGAACGGCGAATGGTGCGCCTGGGCTCTGAAATGCTACAGGGCTACACTGAACCCTCCTGGATCGATTGGTGGCAACGACGTGAAATTCAAGATCACTGTGAAAAAATCTTTGCACCCGTGGGCGAAACTGCTCGACGGCTTGGCGTTCGGCTTTCCTTCCATCCAGGGCAATTTTGTGTACTAGCAAGTGAAGCTGATGAGATTGTGGAACGAAGCATCCTGGAATTTGAATACCATGCTGATATGGCACGGTGGATGGGCTACGGCGCCACCTGGCACGATCACGGATTCAAGATCAACGTTCACTTGTCAGGTAAAGGCGGCGCTGAAAAGTTTCTGCGTACACTCAAGAAATTGAGTCCCGAGGCTCGTAACCTCATAACTATCGAAAACGATGAGATGACAAATGGACTTGATTCTACTTTACTTGTGGCTGAGCATGTGGCTCTTGTGTTGGATGTACACCACCACTGGATCAACTCGGGTCAATACATCGATCCTGCGGATGCTCGCGTTCAGCGGATTATTGAGTCTTGGCGTGGTGTGCGTCCTGTTCTTCACTACTCAGTTAGTCGCGAGGATATTTTGGTTGGGCATGATCGAAGCATTCGACCAGACCTTACTCAACTTCTTGATCGAGGTTTTAAAAAGCAAAAGCTCCGGGCTCACAGCGATATGATGTGGAACACTGCTTGCAATGACTGGGTACTAGGCTTTTCAGAGCAGTTTGATATCCAATGCGAAGCAAAGGGCAAAAATTTAGCATCAGAACAACTATATGACCAATACTGTGCGTGATTTTTTTACAAACCGAGATTTAATTTCAGGTATCCTAGCAATCATTATTGGCAGCATATTTGCCGCTGTTTCTTTAACCTACGAAATAGGTACTGCAACTAATATAGGCCCGGGATACTATCCTTTACTTCTGTCTATGTTGTTAGTTGTACTAGGTTTTATTTTACTGGTAAAATGGAAGTAATTTTAACAGGATTTGCACAAGCTGCAACACCGGTCAATTTATTATTTTGTTTTTTAGGCGTGCTAGCAGGAACTCTAGTCGGCGTCTTACCCGGCTTGGGCCCGACGGCTGCGATCGCACTGCTGTTGCCATTGAGTTATTCAATAAATGATCCATTGACCTCGATTATTTTTCTTGCTGGCATTTATTACGGTACCCAATACGGCGGTAGCACTACTGCAATATTGTTACGTCTGCCTGGTGAAAATAGTTCTTTGGTTACCATCATTGATGGTTACGAAATGACCCGTCGAGGCCGCGCAGGTGCCGCGCTGTCCATTGCTGCACTTAGTAGTTTTTTTGCTGGCACAGTAGCAACTATCTTGATCGCATTTGCTGCACAACCATTGTCGTTAATTGCGTTTGAATTTGGCCCACAAGAATATGCTACCATGATGCTCACAGGCCTGCTTGCATCAGTGGCCATTGCATCGGGGTCAATGGTCAGAGGCTTAATTATGATATTAATTGGCGCTTTGTTAGGATTAGTTGGAACTGATGTAAACACCGGCACACTCAGATTTACTGCTGGTATACTTGAATTGCACGATGGCATTTCGTTTGGCATCATGGCTATGGGTATATTTGGTCTTGGAGAAATTGTATGGAATTTAGTACACGAGTCCTCGGCAGAAAAGCCTGCAGCAATTAAGTTTCGAGAGTTGTATCCCACTAGGCAAGAATTTAAACAAGCAGTGCCTCCTACTGTTCGAGGAACAATCGTAGGTAGTTTGTTGGGATTGCTACCCGGTGGTGGTGCTTCGATTAGTTCTTTTTTTAGTTACGCAATTGAAAAGAAGATTAGCCGTAATCCAACACAGTTTGGCCAAGGAGCAGTAGCCGGAGTTGCTGGGCCTGAAAGCGCAAACAACGCAGGGGCTCAGACAGGGTTTATCCCTATGTTAAGTTTAGGGATTCCTACTAATTCAGTTATGGCATTAATTATTGCTGCATTAATGATCAATGACATACAGCCCGGTCCAACTGTAATTAGTAATAACCCTACATTGTTTTGGGGACTGATTGCTAGTATGTGGATTGGGAATCTCATGCTTCTGATATTAAATTTACCACTAGTTGGAATATGGGTTAAGTTTTTACAGATTCCTCGATCTTTAATGTTTTCTGCTATCATAGCAACATGCATATACGGCACATACAGCATTAATCATAATTGGTTTGACGTATGGATGCTTATCCCGTTTGCATTAATTGGATATTCAATGAAATGGCTAGGGTTTGACCTAACACCACTAGCTCTAGGATTTGTAATTGCGCCAATGGCAGAAGAACACTTGCGAAGAAGTTTAACTATCAGTCGCGGCGATTGGTCTACATTTGTTGCTTCCCCTATATCTCTTGGCTTTGTTATGATTTCTCTAATTGCAATAACTATAAAGATATATACATCTTTAAGGAAACCATGAAAGCGATTGTTACCGGAATAATAAATTGGATTCGTAACGACTGGCAGTCAAACCCAGTCCGTTGTGTGTTGGAAGTACTGGCATGGTTTTTGAGTATTGGATGCAGTGTCACCATGATGCTGACCGTTCCTAATCCACCATTCTTAATTTTATACCCACTGTTTATTACACAATGCGCTATATTTGGCTGGGCAGCATGGACTCGCCGCAGTTCGGGCATGTTGGCCAACTATCTACTGTTGGTCACAATTGACAGCATTGCTTTACTTAGAATGATTGTGGCTTAATAACTGCGTTTAATTGTTGTTGGCCATTGAGTTAAATATTTAATTGACCAACAACAACATATGATCAAACTATTAAAGAAAATTGCAGTCAGCCCTTGGACTGCATTGATAACACTTGCACTTCTGGCAAGTATAAAAATAGCAGATCCTGTCTTTGTAGAAAGCACAAGATTAAACTATTTCGATCAACTGATCACAAGTCGCCCTGTTACTGTTAACAAAAACATTTACACTGTTAACATCGACGAAGCAGCACTAGACAAATACGGTCAGTGGCCGTTACCGCGTGGTGAATACGCTAAAATTATTGCGGATCTTTACAACCGTGGTGCCGGTCTTGTTGTACTCAATGTTATTATGCCAGATAGCGATCGATCTGGTCAAGATGCTACACTAGCCCGTGCGCTAGAACAATATCCTGTGGTGCTAGGCAGTGTACCCAGTGAACGTACTAAAAACAAACCACGTGCACCAGGTAGTGCAGTTATTAACTCCGACTACCAAGATCAAATTGTCCAATATCCCGGACTTATTGCCAATGTGCCTGCACTAGAAAATGCAGCCGCTGGTATTGGCATTGTAAACACACTGCCTGAAATTGATGGTGTTAACCGCAGACTGCCACTAGTCGTTAGTGTCAACGGAAAAATCTATCCTAGCATGAGCATGGAGGTTCTGCGTGTTGCTGCGGGAGACAATACTGTACAAGTTAAACTAAACGAGCAAGGTGTTGAGAAAATGCGTGTGCCCAAGTTTGGTCCTATTACAACAGACAGCCTGGGACGTATTTGGATTGACAGTACTCAACGTGCCAACTCAGTTGGATTAACTGAACTGCCTGATAATTTTGATGGTGCTATTGTTATTGTAGGTACCAGTGCTGCTGGTCTAGGTAACCCTGTGCCAACTGCACAAGGTGCTGTATGGCCACAAGACTTTCAAGCATCAGCAATTGCTACCATGATCAATGGCGTAGTTATTCAACGCCCGGACTATGCTGATAGCATAGAACTGTATGCATTAATAGGCGCAGGCATTTTATTATTATTTTTAACAAGGTGGGTTTATGTCGGTTTGGCAGCGGTTATTGTATCTACTGTTGGTGTTGCGTATGGCAGTTACTGGGCTTATCACAATAGCCTGTATCTATTTGACGCTTCCTTCACAATCGCAGGAATTATACTCGTTGCGTTACATGCTTACGGGGTCAAGTTCATCTCAGAGTTCTTACAAAAGCAAGCCATTAAGAAACAGTTCGCAGGATACTGTTCAAAGGAAGTTGTAGAACTACTACAAAAAGATCCAGATCTAATCAAGCGTGGTGTGCGTAAAGACGTTAGTGTCATGTTCAGTGACCTACGTGGCTTTACTCCTATCGGAGAACACTATGGCGATGATGTAGGCGGACTAGGCAAATACATGAACGGCTACATGGATGCTATTTCAAAGCCTATCATGGACAACCGGGGTATGGTTATTAAGTATGTAGGTGATGCGAGTATGCACATTCATGGCGCACCTATTGAAGATCCTAACCACGCTCGTACTATTGTTGCTGTTGGATTGGAGATGTTAGATGCTGTTGATAGATACACTAAAGAAATGGAAGCACAAGGGTTACCTCCGGCTGCTATGGGTTGGGGCTGTAATACTGGCATTGGCTTTATCGGCGAGATGGGTTCAACAGAACGTCACAGTTACGATATCTTAGGTGATATGGTTAGTACTGCGGCACGTTTAGAAGCACGTTGTAAAGCCTACGGTGTGTTATGTATTATTGGTGCTGAAACTTACAATCGTACTAAAGACGACTTCTTCTATTTGATGCTAGACAACTTGCAGCCCAAGGGCAAAACAGTTGCTGACTTGATCTACACAGCACTTCGCGTTCAAGGCAATCCTAGTGAATACAATCGATCCAAAGAAACGCACGTTAAAATGCATGCCTTGTACAAAGAAAAACAATTTGATGCTGCTGCTATTCTTTGCAGCGAATTAAAAGGTTCTTTTGACGGGCAGATGGACAAGTATTACAAGATGTGGATTGAACGCTGCGAGTTTATGAAGCAACAAGATCTGCCAGACACTTGGAATGGCGAATTTGTTGCCCACGAAAAGTAATGTTATGCTGGATCAGCAGTTTTAATTTTTGCAAGTCCAGCTAATTTAAACAACTTTAGCCACATCCAACCTGCATCAAATTCCCACCATTGGCGACTGAGTTTGGGGTTTGCTGGATCAAGATGGTGATTGTTATGTAATTCTTCGCCGCCTATAACAATACCCCAAGGACTGATGTTGGTACTGCGATCTCTAGTCTCACCATTTCTATATCCCCACCAATGTGCTAATCCGTTGACTACGCCTGCTGCCCACCAAGGGATCCAAATCATCTGAATACCCCAAACAACAAAACCAATCCATCCAAACAATAGAATATCGATGGCTAGCATAATTCCTATACCTAGTCTACTGTGTTTACTGTAGACGTTTTGTTCTATCCAATCATTGGGTGTGCCTACGCCGTAAGTTTCAACCATTTGCTTGTCTTTGCTGGCTGCATGATATAGCCAAGCGCCTTTGAACAGTACTTGTGACAATCCATAAACGTGTGGGCTATGCGGATCGCCCTCTTGATCACTGTATCTGTGATGCTTGCGATGTATTGCAACCCATTGTCGAGTGACCATGCCAGTTGTTAGCCACAACCATGCTCGCATAAAATGGCTCAATACAGGATGGAATTCAATTGCGCGGTGTGCTTGTCCGCGATGTAAAAACAAGGTAACACAAACAATGGTGATGTGTGTTACTATTAGAGTGTAGATTATATACATTGAGTATATATCAAAAAATCCGGCACAGCCCGTTTTTCATTATTAAAAAATCCTATTGTCGACATTGAAACAATCATTGGAAAAACCTGGCATTTTCGTTGATTTCATTGATATATACTATTACAATACACATACAGTGCAAGACACTGAAAAACTTTCATTTCACACTAATAGGAGAAAACAATGAAAACTGTAGGTAATAAACTTGATCATTTTGTAGTAACCGGTGTCAAGCCCGGTCAGCCCGAAGATGCATTTTTCGACATTGACGAAAACTCGTTTGCTGGCAAGTGGAAAGTTATTGTATTCTATCCCAAGGATTTTACTTTTGTATGTCCTACTGAGATTGTGGCGTATGACCGGTTGTCTGGCGATTTTGCTGATCGCGATGCAGTATTGCTAACCGGCAGCACAGACAATGAGTTCTGCAAAGTGGCTTGGCAGAAGGCACACCCCGATCTACAAAAGATCACTCACACTCAGTTTGCTGACACACAGCGTGGCGAACTTAGTCTTGCTGAGCAACTAGGCGTATTCTTCCAGCCCGCTGGTGCTGCACTTCGCGCAACATTTATTGTTGACCCAGACAACGTTATCCAGCACGTTACTGTTAACAATTTGAATGTTGGTCGTAGCCCAGAAGAAACTCTGCGTGTATTAGACGCTCTACAAACTGGTGAACTATGCGCTTGTAACCGCACTGTTGGCGGCGAAACACTTTAATTGAAAGGAGAGGGACAATGAACTATCGTGACTATTTTGAATGGCTCAAGAGGGAGCATTGTCCCTCTTGTCAAGGAGAATCTAAATGACACAATGGGTTGATCAACTTAAAGAAACTATCCCTGACTATGCCAAGGATACGAAGTTAAACATTGATGCAGTCATCAAGCGCAGTAGTCTACCTGTAGAAGAAGCAGAAGCCGTTGCCTTAGCGGCGGCTTTTGCAACTGGTAACAGTAAGTTCTGGACATGGGTACACTCTGTTCTTGCTAATCGCACAGAAGCAGATGCCGCAGTAACAGCAGGCAGCATCATGGCACAAAACAATGTATGGTATCCCTATATTGAAATGGCCAATGATGAAAGTCTAAAAGGACTTCCAGCACAGTTACGTATGAACGCTATTGCACAACACGGTGGCACAACTAAAGAGCGTTTTGAAGCATACTGTCTTGCTGCAAGTATCGTAGGCAAATGTCATTTCTGTGTCAAGGCACACTACGATGGATTGAAGGGTATGGGCTACACTGTAGAACAACTTCGAGATATCGGGCGTATTGCCGCAGTAATGAACAGTGTTAGTAAAGTTTTAGTAAATTAAAAAGCCCCGAAAGGGGCTTTTTACTTCTTAGGCACTTTTTCGTCGCCTACAATGGCCTGCTTAAACTTGTCATCGGCTTCACGATCAGTTTTAGCCTGCTCAATAACTCGTTCACTTTCGATAATCTTGCCACGTAGGTGCAGTGTAGTATTGACCTTTTGCTGTAGTCGAATAAGGTCGTTGTCGAGCATACGAATACGATCGATTAGTGCAATCAGTGTAGTGTTTGCTTCGCTTAACACCGGCTTGATTTCTTTTGTTGCCCATGTCCAAACGTAAAAAATCATGTAGCCAACTCCAGCCGCTGAGACCATCGGAAATCCGTATTTGTTAATTAATTCTACTATGCTATCCATTTATTCACCATCTTTTAAAAATTTTACTAAAGGATCTACTTTCTCTAGTTTAATTTTTCCGTTTACATTAGTAACACGAAAATAATCGCCCGCTTTCCAGCCCAACTTGTCAATGTTTATTTCATCGTCAAGAATGATGTGATCCGGCGCCAAGTCAAATGTATAGTCGAAATAAAGCATCTATTTTGTTTAGCATTAATAAAGTCTAAAAACTTCTTGCGTTGTTTTTCTTGTTCCCAGTAGTCTAGACAATGTTGAATCCACGCTTGTCTATGTGTAATTACATAGTAACGTTCGCGTTCAGTCCAGTCTCTTGGATCTTTAGTCACGTCGGGCATCATTTTTGCCGTCCGCTCTAGCAATACGATCTACGTCGGGTCTTAGACCTAGCGCATTGCTTACAATAGTGTCGATACGTATAACGTCGTGGTTCATTGTTTTTACACGATTATCTAACGCACCAATGATTCCCTTGATACCATTAACACTGCTGGTAACGCCAGCAAGAATAAATTTAAGTGTTAAGAATACAAAATAGCCTGCACCAAGTGCTGCTGCTATTGGGAATCCAACTTCGGCGACAAGTTTGAAGAACTCTCCCATGCTGGCTCCTTATAGTTATATGCTAATATTTAGTGTTATCGCATATTTCTGGTGCTGTAGATTTCTACACTTTTGTACCAACCTGATCCATCGCCGCCATAGTAAGGCTTATCTTTGAGCAAGGCTGTGATGTTTGCATTTTCTTTCTCTGCTTTTGCTGCCACAGTTTTTTGCTGGCATGCAGCAGCCGCAACAAAGTTAAAGGTATCAAAGTTTTGTTGTGAATAATTTAATTGCTTTAAACAACGATCAGTTGCTTGATTTACATCACTGG